AACTGAAGCTCCTCCTGCCGGTGCTCCTCCTGCCGGACCTGCTGGACCTGATGCTTCTTCGAAAGGACCTCCTTCTACTGCCGGACCTGCCGATTCTTCTACGGATAGTCCTCCTGCAGGTTTAGTTCCAGATGCATTGGCAGGTGCAGCTGTTGGCGGTGAATTTCTTAACATGCAAGGCGGCGGTAAGAAGAAAAAAAAGAAATTCACCCACAAGAAACCGCAACGCATTAATATTAGCATTAATGTCGGTAATGATAATAATATAAGTGATACAAGTAGTAGCAGTTCATCTTCAAGTAGCAGTGATTCTGACGACGAATCAGAAGAAAATGATAATAAAGTGGTGGTAAGACATAAGAAAAAGGGGGAGAAAAAAAGACATTTTACTCGGCGGAAGCATAATGTAAGCAGTGAGGTATAAGAGTATAATCAAGTAAACTCTTTACAAAGACCGAACGTTTTACGATGATACGGCGTAATACCATGTGCTCTAATACCGTCCATATGTTTTTTCGTACCGTACCCTTTATTTTTCAAGAGGTCGTATTTAGTAATGAGTGATGGATCAGCAGTACACAGTTCGGCAATATATTCATCTCTCGCGACTTTGGCTAGAATTGAAGCAGCGGCAATACATGAATAAGCATTATCACCGCCTTCAATACAGACATGCTGGACCCTTTCCTGTTTAGTTTCACTTTTAAGAATAAAGGGGGTAAAATCATTACCGTCTACTAACAAAAGGGGGGTGCCCTCCCACGTCCCCCATTCTAAATGGATTAATGATTTACCTATTACTCCATTTTTGACATCATAATTTAAAATATGATTTATCGCCCTATGCATCGCCCGATGTGTCGCATTACGAATATTTATTTCATCTATCTCTCTTTCATCGGAATATGCAATGGCCCACGCTATTGCTTTTTCTTTAATATAAGCCGCCGCTGCTTTGATTTTCTTTTCGGAATGAAACTTTTTACTGTCTTTCATCAGAGCATGATTGAAATCCTCCATAGAGGACGGTAAAACAACTGCGGCCGTATAGACCCGACCGATCATTGGACCTCGTCCGGCTTCATCGACACCAATCTCTCTGATAATATCGTTTGCTTCCGTATCGTTTTTATCGGTTGCTTCGCTTACATCGGTTGCTTCGCTTACACAATAAGAAGTTTTCAACATCCTTTATTATCTACTTTGATACTTTTCTTTATTTCCAATAAACCCATTTCAATTTTCTTATAATATTTTTCCACGCATAATCTATATATGTTAAAATTCTTGAAAAAAATAAAACCCATTTATATCATTTTAGGATTATTCGTCGTCGTTATAATCGTTTCGGCTTTAGGAAGTAAAACAACAGAAGGCATGGCGAATCCGACCAATGAAATGACTTTAAAAGCCTATGAAGAAGAAGAAGCTAATGTTATGAATAATATTGGGACATTTGTTTTCGCACAAGATCCCAGCTGGGATAGCGATTATACTTTTTTGAAGAAAATATCAGACTATTTGAGGAAAATAGCTTATGTTGACAATTCTTCTAATACCGCTTTTATAGCAGCTATGACAGAACTTATGAGTATTTCTAATCCTATCACACAGTCCGATGTAGATGCTGCCAAAGCTGTACTTGATAAACAAATTGCATTGTTAACTAGTACGGACGACAAGAATACTATTAATGCTGATATCAGTAAATTAGTTAGTATAAATAACAGTAGGATACCTTTATTAGACTTTAGTTTAAATGAAAACAAAATGTTACTCGATACTAACACTGTAAGTGGTACCACCACGACAACTGTAAGCGGTAGCAACACTGTAAGCGGTAGCAACACTGTAAGCGGTAGCAACACTGTAAGCGGTAGCAACACTGTAAAAGGTAGCAACCCTACAACCACAACTGTAAGCAACAGCAACCCTACAACCACAACTGTAAGCAACAGCAACCCTACAACCACAACTGTAAGCAACCCTACAACCGGCAGTACTTCTAATCCAACCGATGCACAACATACAATAACTAATGAACACTTATTTGTGTCATTTAATTTTGACGGCATCGATCTAGGCAGTGACGTGCCGGCATGTTTGCCAGGCACTTCATTACAACCAAATAACCTATGTTGTAAATATAATTACGAATATACACCTAGTGCGGATGGAAAACGCGCAACTTGTGTGCCTATTATGAATAGACCTATTAGTAATAATAATCAAGATATTGATGATTTTGAACAAGGTTATATGAGAGGCTATGATTCAGCTTCTAGAGAGTATCGTCAAAAACGTTATAGAGATAGAGATGACTATTTCAATAAAAAACCTAAAACCACTACTACTACTACTACTACGAGACCTTTAGTTTCTCCAGACGATTGGAAACAACTCTATTTGAATTCTTTAATCCAAAAACCTAAAACCACAACCTCTTTAGTTACTCCAACCTATGGCAGCTTATTAAATCAAAACTCTATCTTATTAGATACAGGAGATGCTAGCTCAGGTACAGGTGTGGGAGTAGGAAAAAGCACTGCAGGTACAACAGGCACAAGCGTAGCAGGTACAAGTAAAAGTAAAATTATAGATACTGCTAGTTATAATATTAGTCAAGGGCCAGTACAACAAGGACCATCAAAAACCAGCGACGCATATCTTTTAAATAACTCGCAAACGGCAAGTGGAAATTGTCCTGTCGGCGGTTGTAGCACGGCCGGTTCTTCACCGAACAATTGCAGACCAGCCCCTGTTCCGCCATGCCCGCCTTGCGAACGGTGCCCTGAAGCCGCATTTGATTGTAAACGAGTGCCGAAATATAATAGTGCAGCAAATAATCAATATATGCCACAACCGGTGTTGTCCGATTTTAGCCAATTCGGGATGTAATTTGGAAATATTTTTCTGTAAAAAATATTTCCAAAGTGTATAAAATATCATGTTTTCATGCGAAACCATAATATTTTACGATAAATAAATTCGTGTTAAAGGTGAAACCATGATATTTTATATAAATTTAGCGCCGACGATGAGTCTTACCTTTTTGACCACTTCGCTTCGCTCTTTTATGTGTTTTCCTTCCCTTTCTTCTCTTGCCGCCTGCTAAGTCTGTAGTATTCATGCCTGTAGTATTCATGCCTGTAACATTCATGCCTGTAACATTTGCACCCGTAGAATTCATGCCTGTAGCATTTTCACCCATCGCATATCCAGCTACAGTGGGTAATACGTGTGTAAATAAAATCGGTAGAATATGATCTCGTACAAAAACCGATGCGAACATAACTCCGACACCTTTAGCAGCTGTCTTTGCGGACTCTACGACCGCACCAGCACACGGTGCCATTACTTTTGAAATTAAATGACCAAGCGCCGCAGAACGACCCGTAACAAACTGAGCTCCATAATATTGAAATTTCGCATTTATAGTATCATATAAACTTTGGCTTAATTTTTTATTAGTTCTATATTGTTCGACAATTAGTTTCATGAGATCAGGTGTAAGAGGAGTGCTATTTTTCGCTGCAAAGTCTTGTAAATATTTAAATTCCTCATCAGTTAAAACCTCTAATTCTTTAGCTAAATTATGAATTTCAGCCTTTTCAATAATTTTATTACCTTTCTTTTGAAAATAATCAACGACTAAATGTCGTAATGAATCATTACATAGTTCCGCTTTTTTTTCCTTTGCCGTGAGATACTCATCATCACCTTCTTGCATTATTAATAATAATTCAGACGGAGTAAGGGCTCTTTCTGCCCTTTCAGCTGCTATCATACGTGCTGATTTTTCATCAGCAGCTAGTTCAGGATCGTGCGGATATGGTCTCTCAAAACCAGACACTCTATGATAATGTGATGGTTTTGCTCCTCTTGAATTATCACTTTTAAAACCTCGTGCTCTAACTTCTTCAGCCATTTATATATTTCCTCTCTATAAAAATATATTTTATTTGTGTAAAAAATATTTTTTATCTAATCTCTCGTCTTAATACATTTCTTATCAATCTGCATTGTTTTACATTTCTCTTCTTGCGGCACAATTTTAATAATACATTTTGATTTCTTCCCGTATAACGGTTCAGTGCAGCCTTTTTCGTTTTTTTTCTTATTGTCATTAATATTCTTACGTGTTTTATTTTGATGAGCCGGTGCCAGCTCTGCTAAAGCCTTTTGTTCCGCCTTCACATCAAATACTTTCGGCTTTTCATCGGTGCAACGTGACCGAAAATGTTCGTATCTCTCCCGCACATCGCAATAAGAGAGACCCGACTTCTTCTTCAAGAGTTTATTAATCATTTCGTGCAGCCGATAAACGTACCGAGAGAAGCTTTCTCTGTTCGCCATATCACTCGCTTTCAAAGGAAAAAGTTTATAATTATTGGTCAAATTTTGCCGACAATATTTGCACGGTAAGACATATTGCAAATTCAACATAAAATCTCGGTAATGCTTTTTATCCGCAGCTGTTGGCTCAACCGGATAATTAAACGACATGGTGTGTAAATAGTGCCACATGCTCGGTCCCCAGACAGTTGTTAACATACCATCACCACTATAATAATCCTTTTTCTTGAAAATACGTTTCTTTACAGTACGTTTCGTTTTATTACTTTTATTTGCTACCATCGCTAATATAACAGTAGAAAATTAAAACTTAAATAATATTATCTCTCTTAATAACCACATTCTCACTGTTTTTCAGCTGTTCCAATAACGATTTTTCCTTTTTTCGGGCATACGCAGCACGACTATATTCTTTAATTTTATCAGGATTCTCAGTTTTCAAACGCTGTAAATAAAGCGAACCAGATTCTTTAATGCGCAATTTATTCTTTTCATAATAGCGTTTATGATTATCGCCGTTGGTATATTTCTTTAGACGGATTTCTAATTCCTCTATTTTCTTTAAAAGCATTTGATTAATTTCTTTTAAATGAAATAATTCCATATGTAGTTCAATATTTTTATCGGCAATTATAGGCGAATTTTCTAGAGGTTTAATTGATAAATTGATTTTTTCCTGTTGGTCCTGGTCCTGCTTCTGCATTTTTTATATAAATAGTCAGCATTTTTTTTAATATGATATTTACGTAAATACTTTACTCAATCTTCATATATTTAGCGCATCTATTTAAACTTATCCGTTTAGTAAGCATTATATTTATTCTTATTTTAATATATAATGAATTTTAATGATCTGAAATCAAAACTCGGTAAAGTTGCCGGCAACAAGCAATTTTTAGTCATTATTTTTGTCGTTATTATTTTTCTTATTGCGGCTCTTGTTGTTTATCGCCGCTACATTGTCTCCGGTTTAAAGAAGAATTATGTCGCCAATAATGAATTTACTAATGATGGTGCTATTCAATCAGCCGATATTTATTTCTTCTATACAACCTGGTGTCCGCATTGTAAAACGGCCAAACCTGTTTGGGAAGACTTTATGAACGAAATGAAAGATCAGACGGTGAATGGTATTAAGCTCAATTTCTTCGAAGTAGATTGTGATAAAGATCAAGCGACCTCTGATAAATTCAAGGTGAAAGGATTCCCAACCATTAAATTAGTGATAGGTAAACAAATCATTGAATACGATGCCAAACCTAATAAGACGACCTTGATCGAATTTGTTAATTCGTCTTTGAAGAATTAGCCTTAATGAAATCTTGGGCATGTTTCGCACCTGTTTCAATAATTTGTCGTCGTCTGTTTTCATTAGCCAATATTTCCATCCAATCATTATAACTGCTCGCTAAATCTTCTACTAAAGAGATTACCGTATTTTTTATTTCGGTTTGTTTAGTCTCCGTATCTAATGTGAGTTGCATTTTTCTCATCAGGATTATCATAAAATCGAGTATAGATGATTTTTCATGGATGACTGGATTTGAAAATCCCCAAATGTTTTTAAAGCCTAAAATTTCATCTTCATGGCATTTTTGTTGCTGTAAACAATCATTTAAAGGATAATTATTTAGCACGCCGCCATCAATATAACAATCTTCACCATCGAAAATTGGTTTGAAGATCACTGGGACAGCCATCGTCATTTGCAACGCTTTTATTACCGAGAGATTAGGATGTGTCGTATGTGAAATATCTATTTTTTCTAATATAGCAGTGTTTATATTACACGCATACATATGAATATCTATATTGTTAAATTGAAATAGCTCTTCTAATGTCGTATCATCTTTTAAATCTTTCGCTCGGAATAACGGCATTGTAGAATCGATAAAGAATTTTTCGCTAATAATACCTTTTTGTGAAAATACATCGATGATATTAATAATAGACTGTTCAATCACTTTTTCCCAAGGCCGTTTTATGAAATAATCATCTAACCAGGCCCAATCATAGCCGAGAGAGAAAACTACACCCATATATGCTCCAATAGAGCAACCGTAGATGCTTTTTATATTTGCTAATGACCATAATCCTTGTTTAGAGAGATAAGATGCTGCTCCATAGGTTAAGAAACCGGTTGGCCCGCCGCCGCTAAGAACCAAGTGTTTTATTACATGTTCTATCTTTTCCTTGTCTTCTATATTTTCCTTCTCCCCTTCTTGCATATTTTCGCTCTGCATATTTTCGCTCTGCATATTTTCGCTCTGCATATTTTCGCTCTGCATACACTCGCTCTGCATACACTCGCTCTGCATATATCTAATTGAATATATACATCTTATGTTTAAATCATGTAAAAATTATATTGTTTTAAACTAATAATGGATACAATTTTTACGCTCGGCGAAGCTACGCATGAAACCATGAAAATTAATTTAGACGATTTATATGAGAAAAAACAGCAGCAAGATTTAAATACAGTCGCCTTATATAATCGTGTTTTAGGTCGTATTCATAATCGAATCAAAACTATCTCTCGGCAACAAACCAAAGAACAGCATTGTTGGTATTTGATGCCCGAGACGATCATCGGTGTGCCAAAATATGATCACGGTGCTTGTACAGCATATATCATTGATCAATTAAAAACGAACGGCTTTGTGGTAAAATATACGCATCCAAATTTATTATTGATTTCGTGGGCGAACTGGTGTCCGTCTTATGTGCGCAGTGAGATTAAAAAGAAGACTGGTTTAGTGGTCGATAGTGCAGGTAATAAAGTCGATAAAGAAGATGCTGAACGCATTGATGAAGATAATCCAAATGAATTGATGTTTCATAGGAATGGCGCCGGAGCAGCAGGAAGTAGCAACAGTAAAAATGTGAAAGTGTATACGCCAATTGATACGTATAAACCTTCAGGTCTCATTTATAATGAGAATTTGTTAAGGAAGATCGAGGATAAAACAAGGGGGTAAACCCCCTTCAACCCCCACTGCGGGAAAATTAGAGGAATTGCGTAGCATGAGGGCGTGGGGGCTTGCCCACAAAAGGGGGTCAGGGTGAGAATCCCCCTTAGTCGACATCATAAAAGTTTTTATCTTCCTTATCAGTTGCAAGATCTTTATTTACTGGAATCGAAACTACTATATTCGTCTTCCCTATCGCAATCAACCAATCTTGGATGCGTTTTAGTAATAGTTCGTCTGTCGGATTATCAAAAGAGAGATCCATATCCATTACCGAATCATTATCTTCAGTCATAGAATAACGTAATGTAAAATGTTCTTTCATATAATGAAATTAATTGTAACTTCTTTATATGGTTTGTTTTTTATTGAACAAATTATGTCGTGGCAAATAACGAGGTCCCAGCTGCCCCGCCTGTTCCAGAAGTAGTGCATCGAGCTTCAGCACGCCACTGTGTGCCATTAAAAGTAAATATAACATAAGTTCCTATACCGGGTCCTGCGTTGGTTAATCCAATTAAATTCAAATAAGTGCCTGAAAATCCATCCGCATCGCTTGTGCTGTATGTTAGAGCACCAGCATTAGGTCTATAACAGGTTGAATGTGCCATAAAAAATTGTCCGGACGTGCCATATTTGTGTGTTTGACCAGTAGACATATTATTTATATATTCGACAATAATTGCATCACCTACAGTGGATGAAGCCGTCGTTGGTAATGTTGCAGTTATAGCATTTCCATCATTAGGTGCTAAATAATAAGTATTTTTAGTTAAAGCTCCACTATACGCAGTCGCTATACGTGTTTTAGAAGTAAAAGAAGAACCTACAACACCGATAGAATTTGCCACCGAGCCTGTCACAATTAATGCTGAACCGTTAAACGTCAAATTAGATGCGGCACTTGCGCTATACACAGAACCGGATGAGACTAGTAAGCACGTATTGGAAGCATCAGACACTGAAAAATAATTGGGATAAATGGCACGACTAAGCGGTTTATTGAAGGTGACCATATTATCTTGTTGTTGCACATCACGGTTAATAGTACGGCTATTGATTCTGCGATAAGAGGTCATATTTATACTATAATGTTATATTTTTTCTGTAAAAAAATATAACATAACATGTTAAAATTGTCTGTAAAAATCATATATTATGTTGAAAATTACAAAAAAAATATAACTTAAACCTGTGATTCATGTTCTGCCAAGTATTCTAAACTAATTTCATTCAAGATATTGATTTGTGAATTAGTTGTTCTTCCTAATTGTACTGCAACAATCGCTTCAAAAATATGAATACCTTCGATGAAATCTTCTTCACAAGTAATGTATAAATTCACAATGAGTTTACGGGCACTATTTATTAAAGAATTTAATAATGTTTCATCTAGGTCAGGATTTATAATAGCTTCATCTATTTCATCAGTTGTCTTTTCTTTTGTTGCTTTTGCATCTGCTGGCGCTTTTGTATCTGCTGGCGCTTTTGCATCTGCTGGCGCTTTTGCATCCGGTTCTCCACCTACTTGTACATCAGGTGGCGGCGCAGTTATATTAACTTTATTATCAGCTGGTTTCTCTAGAACTGTCGGTTTTTCATTATTAATTGGCTCCAGCTCCGGAGCATTTACCTGGTTAGCATTTACCTGGTTAGCATTTACCTGTTTAGCGTTAATTGGAATTTCCGCAGCCACTGCTGGCACATTAGGTGGAGGCACCTGAGCCGGCGCATTTTGTGGAGGCCCTGCTACTGCTTGCCCCTGTCCCTGCCCCATCGCTTGCCCCTGCCCCATCCCTTGTATTATATCCGGAGCAGCCATGTCACTTTTATCCGATGATTCGTTTTTCCCTGTAGATTCAATTTTTCCCTTCTCCTTTTCTTCTAGCTCTTTCCTTTCCTTTTCTTCCTTTTTCTCTTTTTCTTCTCTTTCCTTTCTCTCCTTCTCATCTTTTTCTTTTATCTCATCAGCCTTTTCTTCGGCAGTTTTCGCTTTTTTAAATTTAAATAATTGTTTCAATATGCCTAATAAATTATCTTGATTCGCATTCATATTATTCATCATTTTTTTCACATGTGTCGCATACTTTTGAAATAAATTCTCCTTACCAAATTCAGCATTTAAAGACCCTTCATAAGCTTTCGTATATATTCCATCGGGTTTACAGCCTTCGCTTTTATGAAATTCTTTTAAGGGAATTTGGTCGAATTTAGTGATCTTCTTGTTACCATTTTCATCTGTTTCAATCTCTTTGCCGGTAAATGTTTTATAAAAAGTATCTACATCGGCTTGATATATTATCATCATTTCCGGCGACATACTTACATAATCGCCTTGTTTTTCATCATAGACATCATAATAAAGTTTCATTAATTCAGGAATACCGACTTCAGTGCTATCAATGATCATCGGCGTTTCTTTTATCGGCTTATCAATAACAGGCTTTTTCTCTCTTTCTTTGTCCTTGTCACGGTCCTTGTCCTTGTCCTTGTCTCTGTCCTTATCTCTATCCTCATCATCATCATCGCGACCCTTATTTTTTTTCTTATCATCCTTTTTCTTCTTATCCTCATCATCGTCGTCATCATCATCTCTCCCACTTGAATTATTTTTATCCTTTTTCTTGTCATCCTCTTTCTTCTTATCATCTTTCTTCTTCTTCTTCTCGTCCTCGTCTTCGTCATCATCATCATCTTTTTCACTACTATTATTCTCTTTTTTCTTCTCTCTATCTCGATCAGTAGCACCGCCAAATTTACTATTACCGGAGCTCGAACCTGTCTTTTTATTTGCTTTCTCGGCATCATAAAATTTTCGTGTTTTTTTAGTAACAGTGTCTAAATTTACATTACAAAAACGAGGCTGAACATTCAATATTTTATGTGTTGGATCTTTATTATTATAATCGCTATCTTGTATTAATGTATTTATACGGGTCGTACAAAAATTATTATGTTGAATATTTTTGATTTCAGCATCACTTGGCATATTCTGTTTATTGGTTAAATCGTATTTTTTCTTCTTACCGGTTTCGTCGGTTGAAAGAATGACTGGATTAACTGTTTTCATGATAGCGGCATATAAGTGGGCTATTTTTACATAAAATTTCGCAATTGTAACACAATCTTCTTTTTGGTCCTCTCCTCCTTCTTGCTCCTTTTTCTTCTCATCACTCTTCTCATCTTTCTTTTTATCTATATCCTTTTTCTCATCTCTCTTCTTCTTTATATCATCATCTTCCTCATTTAAATCTTCATCTACATCAATATCTTTTTTTTGACCATCTAATTTCAAGACTTTTTTGTCTTTTACATCTTTGTCTTTTACATCTTTGTCCTTTACATCTTTGTCCTTTACATCTTTGTCCTTTATTTCTTTATCCTTTTCCGGCGGATTAATTTTTTTCACTACTTCTTTCTGCTCTAAAGGTGTTAATTGTTGTTTAATAATCTTGGCCGTTAAAATGACTAATTTATCACAGTGGTCTTTTTCTGATAATTTATTCATATCATTGAAATTCTGTGATAAGATATATTTACTAGCAATCCGGTCTATTTCAGTAGCTAATTTGGAATTGTTTGTATTTGCGACAGATGCGGCGTTACCCATTGTTATTATAATAGAATATAAAATTGAATATGATTTTAATTAATAACTAAAATCATATAAAAAGAATGACGACAAGTGCCAAAATTACAATAAATGCTAGTATAATGATGCATGCTCCGACAAGTAATAAAACCAAGAAAATAAAACAACCGGATAAAATTGATAAGAAAGCCTTATGGGCAAATTTTGATCAACAGGCAGCGGAAAAAACAAGAGCAAACGAAACAACAGAAGGCGTCTCAGAGGATACAAGCGGCAGCACAAGCACAAGCGGCAGCAGCACAAGCACAAGCACAAGCGGCAGCAGTACAAGCACAAGCAGCCCTAGTACAAAAATAGAATGCGTCTTTCGCTCTAGCGGTGAGCGTGAACTCTGCGAATGCTGTCAATCAACACTCTTTATTACCGACGAAGGTTTCTTCTGTTGCACTAATCGCGCTTGCGGTGTCATTTATACCGACATGTTAGATCAAGGCGCCGAATGGCGGTATTATGGCGCCGATGATAATCAATCGGGTGATCCGACTCGCTGTGGTATGCCGATCAACCCGCTTCTGAAAGAATCTTCATTCGGCTGTAAAGTGATCTGTCCGCCTAAATCTAGCTATGAAATGCGCAAAATTCGCCGTTATACTGAATGGCAAGGGATGCCGTATGAAGAGAAAGCCCGTTATGAAGAATTCCAGCGGATTATTGTCTTGGCCAACCAAGCGGGTATTAGTAAGATGATTATTGACGATGCAATGCGGTATCATACCAAGATCTCAGAAGTGAAAACCTTTAGGGGTGATAATCGGGACGGTATTATTGCAGCGACGATTTATATTGCGGCCAGGAACAACAATTGTCCACGAACGGCGAAAGAAATTGCGACCATCTTTCATCTAGATAATACGAGTGCGACACGTGGTTGTAAGAATGCCAGTTCTATTATCAATGAAATTGAACACGAGATGAATAACAATGAGAAAACGTTGCTGTGTAATACGACACCACTCTCCTTTATTGAACGCTATTGTAGTAGATTAAATATTAACGGTGAATTAACCAAGCTGTGTAAATTTATTGCCACGCGGATCCAAGCGAGTAACCTCATACCGGAAAATACGCCGCACTCGATCGCCGCCGGTATTGTGTTCTTCGTGGCGCACCAATGTAAACTGAATATTAGTAAGAAGAATGTAAATCTAGTGAGCGAAATTAGCGAAGTGACGATCAATAAATGCTATAAAAAATTAGAAGGGCTGAGAGATACGCTGATACCGAGGGCGGTACTGGTTAAGTATGGGGGTTGCACCCCCTCACCCCCGCATTAAGCGGACGCATCAGGCTACTATTTAATTAATAATAATATATTTTTTTATTGCATCCGCCGAGCGGGGTCGTAGGGGCGGCAGCCCCTAACTATGCGGCTTCATAGCTGCCACCGATGATAAGTGCGTCAGCATTGCCCCAAACAAAGGGTGTATTAAAGGTTACTGGCGAAGCATAACCACCAGTTGCACCAGTATTACATAAAATTTGGAAGGAATTGGTTGCTCCAGAAAAAGTGCCAGTGACAATACCCGAATACCAATGAATACCATTATCTAAAAAGGCGGCCGTGAACATAATCGCTTCTGCCGCTATCGCATTTACGGGTAGAGTGAAGGTCCAGTTACCGCCATCACCTGTCGTTGAGGTTGACCCTAAGTTTAACTTTATATTCACAAACACGGTTTTCCCTATCTGTTTGTAACGGCCATTAATAGTTCCATTTCCAATTGTCGGCTGAGTGCCGCTGGAACTGGTCCAGGTGGGGGTATAGGCGGTGTAAGCGTTTGCATCAGAGGCTGCTGGTCCTGTTGGTCCTGTTGGTCCTGTATTACCTTGTAAGCCTGTAGCACCTTGTAAGCCTGTGGCACCTTGTAAGCCTGTTGCACCTTGTAAGCCTGTTGCACCTTGTAAGCCTGTAGCACCTTGTAAGCCTGTTGCACCCGCAGAGCCAGTTGCACCTTGTAAGCCAGTAGCACCTTGTAAGCCTGTGGCACCTTGTAAGCCTGTTGCACCCGCAGAGCCAGTTGCACCTTGTAAGCCAGTAGCACCTTGAAGACCAGTAGCACCTTGTAAGCCTGTAGCACCTTGTAAGCCTGTAGCACCTTGTAAGCCTGTAGCACCTTGTAAGCCTGTTGCACCTTGTAAGCCTGTGGCACCTTGTAAGCCAGTAGCACCTACAGAACCAGTTGCACCAGCGATTCCTTGTGAGCCTGTTTGGTTTCCGCTCGCGTCATAACTTGTTGAGATCACATTATTTGAGGAATCCACACTTAGTGCAGCTACCACCTTATTGTTGGTATCCACAAATTTGATGGAATTGTTACTGACATATAAATGCCTCCAATAGTGTTCAGTGCTGCCCAAATCATACATATCATGCTCCGTCGGAATAAAGTTACCTCTTAACTGAAGCGTGTTGCCGCTAGGATCGGCCGGATTATATAAAAATCCCGTATCACCTGTAAAACCGCCTTGACCATTACTATATTGAACAGAACCGGTTGAGCCAACTGGACCAGTTACTCCTGCTCTTGATTGTATGGTGCCGTCGGCAAAATTTATAACTCCTCCTGTAGTAAGCGTTAAGTTGGGTGTTGATAAAATACCTGCTGGACTAAAATTAACCGTCTTAGTTGAATTTCCTGGTATACGTGTATTTAAATTTACACCGGTCTCATCTAATAATAATCCAGATTCTATTGCATTGAACAAATAAATATCTACAAAGTTTTCTGCAGCGACTTGAATACCTATTCCACCGAAAATACCATGAACATTATTAATATCATTATATGAAATCTCTATAGT